AGCATCTCAACGATTTCTTTTTCTACCTTACCATTCACCAATCTTGTCGCGACATCAATTAGTGTCGGATTTGTGTTACCTACTGCACCCATTTAAAACTCCTTTGGCCCGTTGTTATCGGGCAAAAATTTGTTGTTATTTCTTTTTCATTGTTGGATATAAAAGATCTTCCCGGCGCTCTTCTGAGCTACCAGCGTGTGACGACACCATTTTATCGTCCGCCATAAGTCTGCCGATTTTCGCGTGCATCTTAACTATGAGGGGATGATTGCCAACGCCGGTTTCGTCAAAAACCCGCTCAAGCTCTGGATCGCCAAATTGCTTAATGGACCGTTTTGCATACTCAATTGTTTGGTTAAAGTTTTCCCCACCAAACTCTTTGTCTGCTTTAATTTCAGAAATCCACCCCTCAGATTTCGCCAAAAGCTCAGCCCTCTGGGATTCAAAGAACCCTGAGACTGCATCACTTTCACGATTCAAAATCTCTTGAGCTTGTTCATTGGAAAGGCCTTTTTCCTTTGCGTAAGCTGAGACTTCGTCGATGCGTTTCTGAGATAACTGAGACCCCTCTGGCATTTTCAGTTCGTACTTTTCTGGCACGACTGGCTTTGCTGGTTCGATCTTAGTTTCTGTGGTTTCTGGTTTAGCTTCGGTTGACGCCGCTGGAACCTGAGTTTCAGTGCTTTCAACCTTCGCCGCTTCTGTCGTATTAGTCGTCACTTCCGCTATCGGTGTTTCCTGCGCGGTTGTCTGGACTGTTTCAGACATTGGTTTCTCCTTTTGCTTCTCTCATCATTTTCAATAAAGAGTCGTCGTCAGCAGCGGTCACTTCGTTTAAAACAAAATGCCCAACATCTTGTTTTCCTGCGAGGTAATGAATGCTTGCGCTCGGGCTCCAAATTGAATTAAAAACTTTGCAATGACTTAAGAGGCGCCAAATAAATCGGCGGCCCTCTTTGGTTTTTAAAATCACTCGAATATCTTCAAGCTCTTGCTTGCGGATTTTTGCGGCCTCTTCTTGGTTAAGCTTCACCTGCTCTTCGTCAGACAAGATTGGATTTTCCATTAACCACCCGCCTGTTCAAGCATGGCAGTCAGAGCGCTATCGCCCTCAAGACTTGCTTGAGAAAGGTTTTTCGCCGCTTGAGCTCCTTGGGCCATTTGCTCCATTTTCTGAGCCTGAGCCTGAGATTGAGCGCGACCTTCGCGAATTGCCTGAACTTGCTCGTCAGTGCGAACAATACTTGGCGGAACGCTTGTCATCTCACTATAAACGTCAATCGCCTGGTCGAAATCGACCTTATCAAGTAGTTCCATGTTTTGGGTTTCAGCCGAAGTCTTGCCAACAAAAGCAATAAATCTCTCAACGCCAGTAATACCCAAAGCTTTCTGCGCTTCTTGCAAAACTGAAATGTACTCAATTTTTAATGGCACACCTTGAAGTTCTTCCGGCGCTGGCGGAATCCAGCCCTGGCGCTCAGCAATTGAAAAGGTAATATCAGTCAATGGGTCCAGCAAATCGACATTTGTGTGGTGAAGAGTTGGTCCGAGAATGATTAATTTCTCTTCTTTTTTCTCTAGGATCTCGGTCGCAGTTTCCCGCGGGTCTCCACTTGAGCCAGAAATCATCAAAAACAGATCCTCAAACCATGCGCGTTTAACGCGGTTTCGGACTTGTTCTTGCTTTCCTTCTAGTTCTTGAATGCTGAATCTAACCTCGTGAGCCGGTCGAAATCCTTTTGATCCCGCACTTTCATCTTCCCAAGTAATGTCACCCGGTAGGATTGAATGCTTTTGGCCTTTACTGTTTGAGTTACCAATCATTGGCGGGTTGATCATTTTCTCAATCGCCTGAAGTGAGCGCTTCTCACCAAGCTGTAATTGCTTAGCGTCCCCTAGTGAGGCAATGCCTGGATATTCAGTTGAATAAACGTCTTCGCCCGTTGCTTCCCAGCGAGGCGCTAGGATTGGAAAGAAGTCATATCCGCTTTCACGCAGGTATTTGCCTTCGCCGTATTGATCGATCCCTGAATTCTTTTCGTAATAACAGGATTCAAATTTTTTATGTTTTGAAAGAAGTGATCTTGGGTTGTAGTCAGGATTCGGCGCAATGATGTGCCTGACATCAATCCAAGTTTCGTACTTGCCAGCCTCATAAGCCGTCTTTACGGTCTCGCTAAATTTAGACCAATCAGGCTTTCCGCTGCCGTCCTCATTCTTGCCAAACTTGTTCACAAGATTTCTAACGGTCATTCTAAACTCACGACCGAAGGTATTTACTCGACCGCGATGATCTTTAGCTAACCAATAAGTCCCAATTGGAAACGCTTGGCAGTTAATAACAGTGTCGAAGTCCTCTTCGACAAACATCGCTGCTGTTCCGAATAGACCCATGTCGCCGTAAACTAATGGCAACACTTGATAAAGATTTGATCTTGCATAGATGGACGACATCCGAGTGCCGACGATATGAAGCCATGCTTTAACTCTGCCAAACTCCGCCAGTGCCGGATCAGGAGTGGTAAGTCTAAACCAAGGACGGGCAGGCGAAGTGATCCCGCTCATCATCCCAGATCTGAGTGTTCTTGCCGCCAAGATCCCTGTATTATCGATAATGCTTTGATTGCGACGGTCCCCACGGTTCGTATCCGTCAGCATGAATCTTGGTTTTGCTGGCGCCATATTCTCGCCAATATCTCGCCAAGACTGGATGTGTGAGGTTCGCTCTTGGTCGAGTTGACTAATTAGAATGTTATGACGTTGGCGCTTAGGGATATACATTAAGACCCCAACGTGGTTTTACCGGCGCCGCCGCCGATTGTGTTTGTTGGCTGAACGCTACCGAGGCCGGAACCCAAAATAGTACCGGCTGGGCCTTTTGAGCCAGCTAGCATTTTTTGCCGAGCCCGCGCTCGTTGCTGATTCGCTGTCTCTTCAGAAATTTTCTCAGCATTATCCGCCTCAAGTTGAAGTCGTGACGCTTCTTTATTGGCGTCATCTTCTTTAGAACGCATAGCTTTTTTTTGCTCTTCGGCGTTATATATTGTGTAAGCCGTTCCAACTCCGGCAATTACAACTCCTGTAACTACGAAGGACATGGTTCACCTTCCATTTTTGAATTTTCAATTTGAGGAACTTCGTCGTAAGACAAAGTGACTAGATCCGCTTCGAGTTTCTCGACATCGGTTTCATCGGTGCCATGAATAGAAGTCCAAACTGTCTCTTCATGCGCATAAGCAAGACGTTTGATTCCTGGTTCAGAAACCACAGTATAAGGCGCTTTAACGCGAACAATGCCCTCAATAGACATAATCGACATCTCGCCCTTACTCATAATGCTCATGCTTTGATGCTTGTGGATTTTCCCGACAATTAAAGAGCCTTCTGGGACGGTTATCTCACGGGCATAAACGCCTTTAGAAAAGTGATGCACCAATGGGATTTCAACCTGCTCTTGCTTAAGTGCGAATGACTCAACACTTGCAATCGAATCGCGGATCTCTTGTTTTGAGAGTTCTATTTCGCCGCGGAAGCTTGCGGCGATTCGATCTATTGATTGAACTTCTTTTGTCACTAAGGCCCCCAACATAATCAGTATTGGGAGGCGTTAAAACTCTTTCAATTGTTCGGAAAACCCTGACAAGTGTGGTATTGGATAGCCTGGAGGACTTATGAAGGCTGGACATGGGTTAGACGCTTTAATAGCTGAGAAGGTGATGGGTTTAGACATTAGCGGTGCGGATTTTTTTCTTAACGAAAGCGGTGGAATTTCTCATGATATTAAGCCCTATTCCTCTGACATTTCCGCTGCATGGGAAGTGGTTGAAAAACTGGCATCACTCAATCATAGCATTTCGATAGTTTATGGTCCAATAGGGGCCCAGGTTCAGATTTACAACGACTTCGAGCCATTCAATACCGATACCGCACCACATGCAATTTGTCTCGCGGCTTTGAAAGTTACCGAGACGCCATAGGATCGTAGTCCGAAAGGATCTCTTGATTGCTATTGCCAGAGTAAACCTGCTTTTTATTGGCGACAGGATAAGCAAAACTCAATGCTAAAGCGTCAGCAATATTTGGCGAAGCAAGGCCCCGGTCTTTCATATCTTTTTTAGATTCGATTTGAAGCTTGCCATCAAGACGTGAAACAGTCTCAGGCCCCACAAGTTCAGCGTGAAGTTGAGGATCTGGCGGGATAGCGCCACCCTCTTTAAGCCAATCCCGCATTCCCTTCCACATCTCAGCACGCTTATTAATACATCCAGGATCTGCGGACTTCTCAGCAAACCAAACAAGGCGCCAGGTCCGTTTGAGGGTTTTCCCAACACTCGCGACCCCAGTCCCATAACCAGCATCGATAAAAACGGCATCCGCTTTTTCCTCATCCTCATATCTTGCAAGCATGTTGGCGATCTGAACGTCATTATCGTTCTTTGCAAAACGATGAAGAATCTTAAACGCCAGGCCTTGCCTAAGCGCAATCACGCCCTCGTCATCACCTTCCCACGCATTATCTAAGGTCAAGATCTTCGGCGCCCAATTGTATTGCTCAGGCCGCAAGTGACGCCCAAAGGCGGCGTCTACATCATTAGTTGATATAAACTGACGTTGCGACATGCTTGGCGGCATTCCGCGAACGCGCACTTTAAAGAAGTCTGAATCAACCCCGTGATCCTCTTCCCATTTTTTGATTTGCTCTTTATTGGTGCCTTCGACATTTCGAGAATCGATCTGCGCATGGTTCCAGCGATGTTTATTCTTGCCGAAACAATCCGCAAAGCGTCCCGTGGCCCTGGTAAAGTTACCAAAAGCAATCCAAATGATTTCTGTTTCCGCATCCGTTAGCGCCCCCTCGGTCACCTCCCATACTTTATCAGCAATGGCGGAGGCCTCATCAAAGATCACAACAATGCGCTTCTTTTTATTATGAAGTCCGGCAAATGCCTCGGTGTTATTCTCAGACCAAGTGACCGCATTAGAACGCCACGAAAGAGCGTGGTCTGGATCGAGTGAATAAATTGTGGTGGCGGTTGGCTCAAACCAGTGAGCTGTAATTGAAAGCTTTGCCCATTTAGTAATCTCAGGCCAAGTCTTAGTTCGAAGCTGCGCTTCAGTATTGGCCGTGACTACGACCTTGCAATCCTCGCAAGTAGACCTTGCCCAGGTTTCAATCATTCCAATACAGGCTGATTTCCCGATTCCATGACCGGATGCTCGAGCGACCTGAAAAGGCATGTGCCTAGTTTTTGGATTTTGCAGATGCTTACCAAGGTCCTCGAGTAATTCCGCTTGCCAAGTCCGAGGGCCAGAGTCGGTTTCAAGATCGCCTGGCTCACCCCATGGGAATGCGTATTTCACAAATCCCAATGGATCATGCGTGAACTGCGCTATATCCTCAATGAGTTGACTCTCGTGATCGATGTCACTCATTCTTTATTCGCTCGCTTTCTCGCAAGCGCCATCTTCTCGGCGATCTTTGTCTTGTCGGTGACTTCCAACTGATCAGTGAACAGTTTAAGATGTTTTCCTAAAAGCTCATTTGATTTGATTTTATCCCAAAATTTGACTTCTCTAACTTCACCAATTTTGCGGCGCTCTTCGCCAAAACCTTCAAACTCTTCAAAAACTTTAATGCCTGCCATGGCTTTGCGAATATGTTTTGGCATTTTCTTGACAGGCAAAAGATTTCCATTGTCGTCATAAGCATCGCCTAAATCTATTGTGGCAATATTCAAAAGTTCTTGCAGAATTGTTATGGCGCTTAATTCAATCTTCGCAGCACGCTTATCCATTACCCCTTGAAATTCGCCTTGAATACTCGGGATCTGCATAAGCTCGTGCCCGTAAGATCCTGCAGATCGCTCGCTATATCCCGCTCTGATCGCAGCTTCCTTGGCATTGAGATCGATTAAATATTCGTGAACAAAGAGACGTTGTTGGTGAGTTAATTCTAAAGTAGCGTCTTTTTCTTTCTTAGCCATATTTTACCTTTACTTTTCTTCCGAGGATTAGATCATTGGCGGTAATATCAAGACCGCGCTCTTTAGCGATTTGAAGAATAAGAACTTGCATATTAGCTGGGATAAGACCGCGACCGCCGCGCTTAAGCTTTGGATCAAACCACTCACAGATTGATTGGCGACTGCGCCCTAAAATGCTTGCAGTTGTGATGATAGCGCCACGGCGAATGCCGCCACCAAAAACAAAAACAACGTACTCAGCCGGTGTCATTTGGTAGCCATCAGTGTCAACTCTAGAACTATATTTCTCGCTTGGGTCCAGAGTGATCTCCATTAATCCCCTAAGTTAGCTCGCTTGATATATCCATTGCAGATATCGCAACAAAAATTATGCGCAGTTTCTTTCACGCGTTTAAAAACCCTCTCGCAGCGCAAACAAATTCGGTCCTTTAATGGAGGCCCTGAATCAATTTTCTTTACATATTTGCCGCGACGATTGGTTTTATTCATAAATAAAATGGGCCCCCGATTTTGTGCTGAGATTTCCCAGCCGAGGGCCCTGCGCGAACCATTAAGGTTGTGCGTCTGTTCCTACTGTTTCTTCAATTGGAGCCTCGACCACTGGCTCTTCAACTACTGGAGCTTCTACTGGAGCCTCAACTACTGGAGCTGGAGCGATTGTGCGGTTGCGCAATTGCTTAGCCATCTCTTCGAGTTGATCCGCCAAAGCCTCTTCAAGAGCTTCAGCGTCTTTTTGAGAGAGAGAGATCTCAAGTGCTGCGATCTTCTCTTTCAAAGGAGCTTTTGCATCTTCAACGGCCTTCGCCAAATCCTCGTCATTGAATTTAGTTTGATCATTTGCTGCATATTCAGCATAGCCCAAAACTTTACCTTCAGCGACGCCGTCAGTATGGCCCGCATAATAAAGTGCTTCTGCTAAAGATTTTTGGCCTACTTCAAATTGTTCCAATGCTTGTTCTTTCATGTATCCTCCTAGGATTAAACCGCCCTCGAGAGCGGGGTTAAATAAAAATACTTCTAATTGCTATGAATGTTGCTGCCCAAAAAATAACCGCAATAAACATTGTCACCGCCACTAAGGTGGCACAAATTACACATTCAATAGCCCTCATCTCAGAACCACAGCCAGCGCATAGACCGCGTAAATGAATGCCATGAATGCGAAGAGCGCGATGAGGTCTTTGGTCATGCACCGATCCTTTTCTTGGAAATTTCGAAATAGTCGTCGTTAAGCTCAATGCCAATGAAGTCACGGTTGAGATTTTTTGCTGCGACTCCTGTTGAACCCGAGCCCATTGTGAAATCCAAAACCGTTTCGCCTTCAGTTGTGTAGGTCTTGATTAGGTATTCGAGAAGGGGGACTGGTTTTTGAGTGGGATGAGTAGGTTTTGGTTCTGATTTGAATTCTATCGTTTGGGTAGGATAATTCGTATATTCCTGAAGCATCACTTCTTTTAACGAAGGCCTATTAAAGCGATGCCCGTTATTATCGGCATCGCCACCTTTCCGTCCTGGTCTCACTTTATTGAACGGAACCAGCCCTTGAGGAAAGTACTTCATGTTACTTTTATTTCTGTTAGCCGTCTTTCCAGCGCTAAAGACACTTATAAGTTCGTGACGCGCCATTGGTCTAAGCTTGGCATTCATAAACCCCATAGCCCGACTTTTAAGCCATATCCAGTCATATTTATACATATCTAGATTGCTAGATCTCAGCTTTGTACTGAACGGTTCACTCCCAAAAAGACAAATAGCCGCATTATCTTTAGTGACTCTCTTTAATTCTTTCCACATTGGCTCAAAAGGAATAACCGAATCCCACTTGCACGCAGTTGTTCCATAAGGAGGATCGGTCAAAACCATATCCACACACCCATCAGGCAGCGTTTTCATAAGCTCGAGACAATCACCTTGGAGAAGTATCACCGCATCCCCTCAAGCTTCTCTCTCAACACACTCATAGGCATACTCAAAGAACCACCCGGATCATTTTTGCGCCAGAATCCAATTCCAGGCACTCCGCTTACTTCATGATGTCCGCGACTCGCATCGATCTTAAATGGCTCGATATTCTTATAGAGCCACATCAGAGATTTAATTAGCGTCTCTTCTTGGGCTTCAGAATATTTGTGATACCAGCCTGTCGGACATCCCCAGGTTTTTGCGAGTTCTTTAGAGATGTATCTGCAATCTGATTCAGGGATTGATTTAGATCCTTGGATAAATTTCCCTGTTTTTTCTTTCAGAGCACAATACGCGTTAACATTGCAAGCCTACAAAGTTAATTTCCCCGCGCAGTTGAT